ACAGAGAAGTTGTTCTGACGCTTTGGAGGTGTCGCATGGTTGCAGAGTTGAAGCCTTGCGGCACGGTTGCTGCGTATCGGCGGCATCTCCGCAACAAGGAGACGGCGTGCGCTGCTTGTTTGCGTGCGGTTGCTGATGAGAAGCAGGTGAAGTCTGACAGGCGGCGTGCTGATCAGGCTTTGGAGGTTCGTGCGGCGCTTGCTGCGGTTCCCGCGTTCGAGAAGTTTTCTGTTCCTGGTGTGGGTATTAGTGAGCTCGATGAGGCTTACGACACTTTGAACTGGATCAAGGCTCAGATGGACTCTGGTGTAGCTCAGGGCGCGGCGGCGTTGGCTAAGCAGCGTATTGATTTGGTTTCGCATATTCGGCGTTTGGAGTCTGCGGCTTCCCCTAAGGAGAGTGCGTTGGATGAGATCGCTAGAAAGCGTGCGGAGAGGCTATCAGCAGCCTCGGGTTGAGTGTGTGCCTTTGTTTCACACTTCGGCGGCTGATGATGCTGTTGATTTGGCTGCTGTTGCGGGTTTGAAGTTGGACCCATGGCAACAGCATGTACTCAGGGGCTCTTTGGGTGAGCGTTTGGATGGTCGCTGGTCGGCGTTTCGGACGTGTGTTGTTGTGCCTCGGCAAAATGGCAAGAACGCAATACTAGAGGCGCGTGAGCTCGCTGGCCTTCTCCTGTTTGGTGAGAAGAAGATTATTCATACGGCGCATTTGTTTCCGACTGCTTATGAGTCGATGGTGACTTTGATGAATCGTATTCGCGGTTCTGAGTTGCTCGACTATGTGCGTGGTGGTGCTGGAATTTCGTCGGATACGGACATCCGCGATATTGATGGTTTCAAGACTGGCAATCAGCCTTCGATCACGATGAAGAATGGGAATGTTCTTCGGTTTGCTGCTCGTTCTTCGGGTGGTGGTCGTGGTTTCACTGGGGATCTTGTTGTTCTTGATGAGGCGTATTCGTTGAAGGCTGCCGAGATGGATGCTTTGTTGCCGACGATGGCGGCTAAGTCGATTGATGGTAATCCGCAGGTGTGGTTTGCATCTTCGGCTGGTATGGCAGATTCCGACATGTTGGCTTCTTTGCGCGAGCAGGGCATGAGCGGCAGTACTGATCGTTTGGCTTATTACGAGTGGTCGGCTGATGATGATGCGGACCCTCTGAGTCGTGATGCGTGGTATCAAGCTAATCCCGGTCTGGGTTACAGGATTTCGGAAGAGTACGTGCAGGACGAGTTCGACACNTTGGTTCGCANNGGNGGNTCNGATGAGGGTTTCAAGCGTGAGCGTTTGGGTATTTGGGCGAAGCTTGGCGGCGAGTCTGTGTTCTCTGCCGGCGCGTGGTCGGCCCTTGCTGATGAGCGTTCGGAGCCGGGTGCACAGTTGGTGTTTGCGGTGGAGATTGCGGGTAACCGTGAGTCTGCGTCGATCGCGCTGCTGTCTGTTCGTGATGATGAGCTTGTTCATGCGGAGGTTGTTGAGAATCGTCTTGGTACTTCGTGGATTGGTGGCCGTTTGGCTGCGCTCCAAACGAAGTGGAACCCCGCGGCGATTGTGGCGATTGCGGGTGGCCATGTTGACTCCCTGATTCCTGAGTGGAAGAAGGCGGGTGTTCGTGTGAAGTTGATCAAGTTTTCTGATTATGTGCAGGCGTGTGGTGTCGTTTTTGACTGGGTTACGCAGGGCAAGCTTCGGCATTTGAACGATCCGGTTTTGAATGCTGCTGTGGATGGTGTGAAGCAGAAGTTTTTGCAGGACAATAAAGCTTTTTATTGGTCGCGTGTTAGTTCTGATGTGGATATTACGTCGCTGGTTGCGGTGACGGTTGGGGTTGCGGGTTTGCAATCGAAATCTGGAAGTAAAGCACCAGGCGAGCGTAGAAAGATGGTGAGACTGTGAGTCTGATTCTTGAGAAACCTCCGGTTGATCTCGACGGGCCGGATACTGCTTTGCTGGCTGAACTGATTCAGGTTTGGCAGAACAAGAAGAAGCGCAATCTTGAGCGGTCTGTGCGATATGACGGTGAGCAGGTCCTAAAGGATTTTGGAATTTCGTTGCCGCCCCAGATGCGCAACATTACTGCTGCTTTGGGGTGGACTGCTAAGGGTATTCATGCGGTCACTGATCGTTCGCGGTTTGAGGATTTCATTTCTCCTTCTGGGAATGATGATCCGTTTGGTCTGAATGGGCTGATGTGGGATAACCGTTTCAAGGTTGAGTTTCCTGCTGCGTCGATTTCGTCGGCTGTGCATGGTTGCTCATTTCTGACGGTCACTGCGGGTGATGTTGAGTCGGGCGAACCTGAGGTTTTGATTCTTGCTCGTGGTGCAGAGTTTTCGGCCGCGCTTTGGGATAACCGGAAGCGTGCACTAAAGGGGTTCTTGTCGATCGTTGAGGTTGATGATCTCGGATCTCCGACAGAGATGATTTTGTATACGCCTACTGCGGTGTACACAATCACCAAGGGTCGCAAGTGGACTACTGACACTCGGGTGAATCCGTTGGGTGTCGTTTCGGTATCTCCGCTGGTTCACAAGCTTGAGTTGCGTCGCCCTTTGGGTCATTCGCGCATTACTCGTGCTTCTGCATATTATGCGGATGCTGCGTTGCGGACTGTGGTTCGTGCTGAGGTTTCGGCTGAGTTCTATTCGGCACCTGAGTACTACCTGTTTGGTGCTGATGTCAGCGCTTTCGTAGGCGACGACAAGTGGAGCGCTTTGATGGGCCGCATCAATGGCATGGACATTGAAGATGGCGAAGATAAGCCTGATTTGCACCGCTTCACTGGTGCTTCACCACAGCCCCACACGGATCAGTTGCGGATGTGGACTCAGTTGTTTGCTGATGATCAAGATTTGGATGTGAAGTTTGCGGATTCATCGAATCCATCTTCTGCTGATGCGATCTTCGCGGCGAAAGAGACACTAATCACGACTACGCGGGATGCCAACAGCCTTTGGGGTTATGGTGCGGTCGAGGCCATGCAGTTCGGTGTGATGCTCCGTGACGGCCTCACAGAGGTTCCCGATGAGATGAAGTCATTGTCTGCACAGTTCACCGATCCGGCGATTGTTTCTCCTTCTGGGCGTGCTGATGCGTTCTCGAAGCTGGCTGCAAACATTGAAGGATTTGGTCAGTCCGAGGTCGGCATGGAGTACGCGGGACTATCGAGGGAACAGATCATGCGCTTCCAGGCGGAGCAACGTCGTAATCAGGCTGGCGATCGTTTGACTGCTCTTGTTGAGGCGGCACGAGGTTTGCGTCAGGAGGTTCCTAGTGGCGACAGCACAGCAGGTGCGACAGTTCCGGTTGGCGAATCAGTCTCTGGTTCTTCTAGCACAGCGTGATCTTGATGAGTTTTGGCGGTCGCTGAACACGCAAGGGAATCCTTTGTTGGTGAAGGCGGCTTTGCTCGATTTCTTCCCTGAGCTCCTAACGGTGTATGGCGATACTGCCGCATTGTTGGGTGCTGATTGGTATGACGAACTGCGCAATGTGGCTCCGTCGGCTGCTTCGTTTCGTGCGGTCATGGCATCCCCACCAGCTACGGAACAGGCGCACTCGGCGGCACGGTGGGCGTTAGGGCCACTCTTTGCGAGTGAGCCTGACCCAGTGCAGGTGTTGGCTAATTTGGGTGGCGCTACGCAAAGGTTGGTGTTGCAGTCTGGCCGGGACACGGTGTGGGATTCTGCACGGCGTGATCCGGTTCGTACTGCGGTTGCGCGGGTTCCTACGGGCGCTAAGACGTGCCGTTGGTGCACCATGTTGGCCAGCCGCGGCGCGGTCTATGGCAGCAAGGCTTCGGCTGGTGAACAAAACAAGTACCACGACCTTTGCAATTGCGTGCCCACTGTTGTTCGCTCTGAGAGCGACTTCCCGGAAGGGTACAGCGTAGAAGAGTTCCAGCGTTTGTATGCCGAGGGTTCTGGTGTGGGCCGCGACATTCCCACCGACTAAGTTTCCGCGTTCTCTCGCGGATTGGTGACCTCGACCACTTCGAGGGCATAGGCGAACGGCCTTTAAACGGATCATGAAATGGGGTG